GATCCGCCCTACAACGTAAACTACGCCGGACAGGGACGGGCGACCTCCACCACGATCGCCAACGACAATCTTCTCGAGAGTGACTTCCGGCAGCTCCTCGGGGACGCATTCCGCAACATCGCCTACTTTTCAAAATCCACCGCACCGCTCTACTGCTGTTACGCCTCCAGGACGCACCGGGAATTCGAGGACGCCCTGAACTCGGCCGGCTGGCGGGTGAAGAATCAGATCATATGGGTCAAGCTCGTCGCCTCGATGGGATGGGGGGACTATCGCTGGAAGCACGAGCCGATCCTCTACTGCAGCAAGCGGGACCAGCGCATCGACTTCTACGGCGATCGCAGCCAGTACACGGAGTGGACGGAGGAAATGAGCGACGCAGAAGTGATCGCCCTGGTCCGGCGGATGAGCACGAAGGAAGGGGAGGACGGGACTTCGACCGTCTGGAGGCTGAATCGGGAAGCCGTCTACGATCACCCGACGCAGAAACCCGTTCGGCTGATGCACCTGGCGCTGAAGAACTCGAGCAAGAAAGGACAGCTCGTCCTGGATCCATTTGCCGGCGCCGGCAGCACGCTGATCGCAGCAGAGCAGATGGGCCGGCGTGCGGCAGTCATCGAGATCGATCCACGATTCGCAGATGCCACGGTCACGAGATTCACCCGGCTGACCGCTTTGCCTTTCGTCAGGATCAACGGGACCTTGAGGACCTGGGGCGCCGGAGCAGCGCCTGAAAAATCCCCGTCAAAAATTCCCTCGCACGCCCGCAACCCCCTGGAGACGAAATGAAGTCCTGGCCGAAAAGCAGGATCCGGGAGCTCGGCATCGAGTGGGACAAGCGGCACCGGGAGTGGATCCTCCACCGGATCGCTGAGATGTACAAGCCCCGGGAGATCACGCAGATGGCGCTGACGGAATACGCCGTCGAGTGGGCGCTCGGGGACCCGAAGAACCCCGCACATCAGGAGCGCTTCGAACAGATCCGGGCGTTCGTCCACGACAAGATCAAGCAGTACGCCTACAACAGGCGGAGCAAGAACGTCCAGGAGCGGATCGCAGAGCTGCGGGAGAATTTCAAGAAGAACCTCCAGGAGCACTACCGGGAGGCAAACAAGTTCGCACGGATCCGGGATCTCTCCACGATCAAGGAGCTGGCGGTCAAGGACAAGCAATTCATGGCAGCGGTGAAAGCCGTCGAGGCCATCCGGGTGGAGATCGAGGGAACGGGACCCGGCCCGCAGGTCAACATCAACAACAACACGCAGATCAACATTCGCAATGCCCCAACGCTCACCGATATCGACCGGGAGCTCGAGCAGCTCCTCTTTGACGCCGGCGTCGACCGTTCTACAACGACTGCATTCCTTACCGGACTCGACAAAAGCCCGGGCGCACTACCTCCTCCAGCGCAGGCAGAACCTGCCAAAGTGGAGAGCGCACCCGGAGGAGTATCTGGTCGATCGCCTGGGATGGAGGAGGGAGACTCTGATCTGGAGCTCCCTCCCGGAATACGGCCGGCATAATTGGGACGGCGACAAGGACCCTCTTCTCCAGGTCCTCGGCGCCGTCGCACAGTGGAAGTGGGTCGCCGTCGAGAGTGGAATCGGGACGGGCAAGACACGCCTGGGCGCCGGTCTTGCTTTGTATTTCCTCGAGTGTTGGGAGAACAGCCTGGTCGTCACCACGGCGCCGAAGCGGGACCAGCTCGGGCTCCACATCTGGAGGGAGATCCAGATCCTCTATCCCGAATTTGGTTATGGGGAACTCGGCACGCTGCGGCTCCGGATGAAGCCCCCCTATGATGATTGGAGCGCCGTCGGATTTGTCGCCGGCGTCAAGGCGACGGAAGTTCAAGCCTCGGCGACGAAGGCGCAAGGATTCCATGCAGAGCACATGCTCATCATCTGCGAGGAGACGCCTGGGATCCATGACGCCGTGATGAGCGCCCTCCAGAACACATCGATCGCTCCGCACAACATCATTGTTGCCTTTGGAAACCCGGATCATCAGATGGACACGCTGCACCGCTTCGCCGGCCTCCGGAAGGTGCAGCACATCCGCATCAGCGGTCTCGATCACCCGAACGTCGTGCTGAAGAATCCGAACTTCATCCCCGGCGCACAGACGCAGGCCGGTCTCGACAATCTCCTCGATAAGTACAAAAGCCCCGAGCATCCCCTCTACGTTTCCAGGGCCAAGGGGATATCGCCGGCGCAGGCGACAGATGCACTCATCCGGTGGGAGTGGTGCAAGTCGGCAGCGGAGGCTGAAGGACCTTACCAGGAGGGACCGCCGGCCCTGGGCGTCGATGTCGCCAATTCGGTCGACGGAGATGAAGCCTCGATTTGCGATGGCGACGGATCGGACTGCAAGCGAGTCGACTCATTTCCCTGCCCAAACAACCTCGAGCTGGCCATCAAGGTGGACATGCGGATGAAGGACAGGGGGATCCGGCCGGAATTCGTCGGAGTCGATGCGATCGGCGTCGGAGCCGGGACAGTCAACAAACTCTATGAGCTCAAACGGCAAGTCATCGCCCTGCAGAGCGGAGGAGCTGCGCAGGACGTCTACGCTCGGGGATTCCGGATGCAAGAACAATTCGAGAATCTCCGGGCGCAGATGTGGTGGCAGGCCCGGATCGACCTGCAGTTCCAGGAGGAGAGCAAACTCCATCTCCCGGATGACCCGGAGCTCTTCGCCGATCTCTGCACACCACGCTGGACGAAGAACAAGAAAGGCCGCATCATCATCGAGGCGAAGGAAGAAATCCGGAAACGCCTCGGCCGATCGCCAGGCAAGGGTGACAGTTTTGTATATTGGAATTGGGTCCGGGCCCGGCGGGTGGGCGTCGGCATAGCAGCTGCAGCATCGGTCACGAAGCAGGAAGATCCTACTCCACGGACTCTTGAGCGATGGACACGGACGTCGGCTTTTCATGCCGAACGGAAACGAACCTGGTAAGGAGGCGGAGGAACAGATGAAGATCTCTCCACGAATCGCAGCGAAAGCTGCGAAGATTCTGAACAAGTGGTCGGAGGGCGCCGTCAAGGCGACATTCCAGGAGGCCGCAACAGCTTACGATGATGATCCGAAGGCGGACGAATACCGTCGGCTCTCGAGTGGAAGGCGGGATCTCGCCCCGCTCGAATACAAGCGGGGACAGGCGATGGCGTTTTATCTCTGGCAGAGGAATCCCCTGGCGAAGCGGATGATCGAGATCCTGGTCGACTTCTGCACCGGCGATGACTATGCCGTCAAAGTGAAGGTCAAGCGACGGGATGCGGAGGGAGAAGTCGAGGATACTGGACGCAATGATGCACAGGGCATATGGGATGATTTCGCCCGGGATCCAGTGAACGACCTCGAGGAGAGGACTCCACAGCTCGTGCAAGATTTGCTCATCAACGGTGAGCTGGCCGAGCCCACGTTCGTCAATCCGATCGACGGACACGTCCGCCTGGGATATATCGACCCCGGCAACATCACGAAGGTCAAGCTCGACCCGAGGAATGTCCTGCAACCGATCGAAATCGAAGCCGGAGCGGACCAGACAACAGACGTCTTCACTTACAAGGTCGCCCGCATCGACCTGGATCCCAAGAGCCCTACCTTCGAGCGGATGGTGGGGGAGATCCTCTACTTCCGAATCAATCATGTCGTGAACCAGAGCCGTGGGCACTCGGAGATCCTCGAGCTCGCCGATTGGTTGGATGCCCTGGACCAATTTCTTTTCGATAGCCTGGACGGCTTCCGTTTGCGAAACAGTTTCTTCTATGACCTCACGATGGAAGGGCTGACCCAGGACCAGATCGATGAACAGGCGAAGAAGATCACCGTCCCTGCCAACGGATCGGTCCGGATCCACAACGAGAAGGCGAAGTACGAAGTGCAGACCCCGGACCTAAAGGCGGTTGAAGTCGAGCGGGCGCTGGTCGCCTTTCAGACCTTTGTCGTCGGCAACAAGGGATTCCCTGCGATGTGGTTCGGCAGCGGAGCGGAGACGAACAAGGCGACGGCGGGAGAGATGAGCATCCCCACGATGAAGATGATTCGTGGAGTGCAGCGCACGATCCGCTCGATCGTGAAAATCAAGGCCCGCTACGTCATGGACCAGGCCCGCATCGCCGGCACGCTCGTCCTGGAGG